CCTTCCAGTTTGCAAAACCGCAATTAAAGCAATAGGGCTTTGATATAAATTCATGATATGCTCGCTTTTCTGGTAGAGAGATCGTATTCACCCGTGGAATGGCAGTAAAGTAGCTTGCCTTGTTCGTGTAGTTCATGCAAAGCCGCGCGGTAGACTTTACTAGGAAACTGCAAACCCTTCTGTGGAAGGTAGCCCGGCTTGAGTGGTCCGTGGCGTTCTAGGATCTTTAGGATCTTGATTTGGCACTTTGCCTCCTCGTGTGTGCCTAATTCGTTCTGAATTTTGTCATAGACCCTATAGGTGATGCCCTTAATGGTGGATATCGCAAGGTCTACGAAGAAACTGTTGATGAGCCGGTCTGAATCCGGTCCTTTGACGCTTGCAGCAAGCAAAAGCGATAGCTTTCCGATGCGGTCCTCGCATCTCTTCCAGAGTGCGGTCGATCTATCGGGATTTCGCACCGACTTCTCATCGATCTCCCTCAAGAACGAGTTGAGAGACTTTAGACCACCCTTTGAGTAGGTCCAGTTGTCAGGCTCGAATCCTACAAGCCCGTGGAGGTCGCTATCGGAGTTTGCCCATGCTTTTGCATACCCAATGAGCTTTTCACAAGGCTTGATCTCCTTGCGTACATAGTCATCGGGTCTTTCCCACATGACGTACTTGCCTTCAAAGACAAGCAATCGACCGAGCAAACCATCTTCGATGCTTTCGGGAGGAAAAGAGTTCCAAAAGCGATCAGGTGTTGTGGTCATGTAGATCGTGGGGCATGGATACTGGATTTCGAGGTTCTTCTCGACATCTGCTCTAGCATTTGGCTGCCAAGGTCTGCCTGACTTGCTGTAGGCTTCCTTGAGAAACTTTGCAGTCCTCTGGGCGATAGGATTCTTCCCGTTTCCGACTTCCCCTATTAGCTCGGCTGCTTCGTCTAACTGCATCAGGAGAACACTACGCTGGGCCAGAGCCGAAACAAGTCCTTCACCTGAAGAAAGATGCTCAGGTCCGATAGATTTCTCTAATCCTGCCGAGCGAAGGATCTTCTCGCTAAGGCTTCTTGCGAAATCCTTGCCTGCACCCGATGGTGCAAGACTTACTGCGAAAATGTTTGGCGTAAGACCGTTAAGCTCGACCCTTCCTGAAAGGATCGTGGAAAAGGAAGTCAAAGCACCTGCGATAGCAAGTTCAGGCTGATAGCCGGGTTGGTTCTTGCGGCAAAAATTGACGTACTCACCAATGTAGCCTCCGAGATCCTCGAAGTTATGCCACTTAATCCGCATCTTCTGCGACTTCCCATCCTGTGATGCAAACTTCTTGATGTCGAAGTTGCTTGCAAGCCTGATCTCATCCCATGACTCGACGGTGTAAGGGCTTTCGGAATCGACCCGTCTTTCGCCAGCATTGATGCCGTTGTTTGCACACTTAACGACTTCGTAATCACCGAGGGGAGGTGACAAGCATGACGAATTGACAAGTCTGGTCAATCTCAGGGTTTCGTCGAAGTCGTAGTTACATTTCTTCGAGATATGTCCGGCAATCTGAAAAAGCCTGCTGTTTCGCTGACCTTCTGGGATGACCCCTCTTGCGATGATGGACTGAGCATAAGTCTCAGCAGCGGACATCCCCTCGAAACGCTTAGGAGGAGCAACAAACTCAGTAGGAGCCGATGTTGGTCCCTTCTTGAAAAGCCTTTCGGCAAGCCTGATGACCGCATCTTCCGATGACTTGCTCACATCGAAGTGTTCAAACCCTTCACAGTTTCCGGTAACGGTGAAGAACCTCCCAGAACCATAAAATTCGGCGTGAGCGTCATCGTTTAGCGATCTCCTGCTCGTGTAACCCTTTGGCTTATCCGTCCAAAAAATCACGTGAACGCCATCCCCGCTTGGCGACCATTCGGCGTGCCCACACCCTTCAAGGTCCGCCAGAATGACAAAAGCATCCGCATCGATCTCCTGAGTATCCTTGGCAATGTGGTCGAGGTCAAGACCGCACCAGCCTTCTCCGAGCATAAACCCCAAACCGTAGTCGTCCTCTGGGTAGTTAGCCATCAACGCACAGGCTTCCTCGAAAGTTCCCCAAGTCGAGGGATCGTTGCTCCTTGCTCTCGATGGGCGATTTCCTGACATGCGGAGTGGGCTGATCGGGACCTTGGTAGGCGATCCATCCCTGATTTCCTTCTCCCAACAGACCCACCTACGCTCCGTTCTCATTGCGGCGGGGATTCTCCCTAAGTTGACCATCGATGCTCCATTTTTTCCATGTTAGATGTTGTAGTGTTGTCTATAGACATAAACTATCTAAATACTCCCTATAGAAATCAGAGTAAATACATATACATATATAATAATAATAATATTATTAACAATATACTTATACTACTTTTTCTTTATAAGAGAGACCGTCCTTTCGCTTGTTGGGACTTCGCTAACTTGTGATGGTTTTGCGATATCCGGCTCCTCGACCTACTTTCAAAAATTTCAGAGTAGATGGACAAAACTCGGACGGCGATTTTTTGCCTCTACTCAATCTACTTTCCATATCATTACAAGGGAAACCCCAAAGTCAAGAATTTTGATATAAAAAGCAAAAAGTAGATGGACTTCCTGTTATTGATGTTTAATATGTATCAAAGTTGCTGAAACATTGGGAAAACAGGCGACTGTGTTTTGCACGATTCGCGTAAACCGGCGGGTGCTAAGGGCAAAAATTCTGCCATAAGGAGATTACGGTGGTAGCAGAGTTTTTGAATCCTTTAGTGCGGGTGACAGCACATTACTTTACTGACAATCTGACTAATTCGGAGAGGATCAGCCGTTGGTATTCGAGGGAGCTTGATGCTGATTACAACATGCTTCGGGAGGTCGTTGACTTCAACCTCTATGAACCAGAAGCAGGGGAAATCGACCACCAGACATCTGCTCAGGTGCTTCTCAAGGGTATAGCGATAGTTCCGGCAAGCTCTACTTGGTGGTCAGGATTTATCAACGACTTGTTTGATGAGATGCAGATTGAAAGTGAGCTAATCGACTGGATGGTGCTTACGAACAAAGAGTTGAAGCAGTTTCGGATTGACGATGGTGATGCGGGTAAGGTTGGTATTACATTTATTTCAATTAACGATGGATGCACAGTTCTTGCTGAAATCGACGAAGATGATTTGGAGGATCTAAGATGAAGAGTGTACTTTTGAGGTTAGACGACAAACTTGCGGAACGCCTTGAGTTGATGAACCGTGTACTCGGTGGTGCAGGGACCAGAGGTGGTAAAAAGTCGGCCATCGTTAGATGTGCATTGGCTCAGTTGCTTCCTGATGAGCAGCAACTCAAGGAGATCATCAAGTACAACCGATCTCCTTTGCAGAAGCAGGAAGAAATGGACAAGCCAGAGGAAACCAGCTTTATTCATGAGGTCAAAAAGTGGATATGAAGTCAAACCCTGACCACTACAAGTTCGGAGATGTCGAGGTCATCGATATCGTGCAGCATCTCGACTTCCTTCGAGGCAACGCAGTCAAATATCTATGTAGGGCTGGTAACAAGTCTGGGGAGTCTACGCTAGACGACTTAAAGAAGGCTTCCTATTACGTCGAAAGAGCAATCGAACAGGAGTGCCTCAAGATTGCTGAGAGAAAGGCTTTCGTTAGTGACCCTGCCCTCATGCCGGAGATCAAACATCCATGAAAACATTTAAAGGAGCATGACATGTATAAGAAGAAGAAGGTCGAGATTAGTTTTGAAGTAGTTGAGTGGGTATGTGATGATGATAAAGACTACCAAAATGATGTTAATGAGTGGTTAGATCGTCTGAAAACTCTTGTAGACTGCTTCGATTACAGGGCTGAATATGAGGTAGATGAAACCTGTGAATATGCTGGCAGGTATAAAAAGCTAATAAGCACCGGATCAAAGATAGAGGTGACTGATGCTGGCTGCCTAGAAGAAGATGCAGCAAGCGAAGATGAACTGTGGGAAAGGTACGGAGATGATGGTTATTATCAGTTCAAAGTGTATGAAATTTTTACAGACCAAGCACAGGAGATATTTGAAGATCATCATTCAGTGAGCGTCGACGATTTGATTGAGTTTGGTGCTTTAGCAAGAAAAATCGCTACGTTTGGCATATAAAGAGAGGACAAATGAAAACATTGGCAATGTTCCTTGCATCCATCTGGGGAGATGCAACTACCGACCAACAGCGTTGTCAGGCTGAAGCCGACTTTATGGCGAAGCATCGATGGTTCGATCATGCCGGACCTACTATCGGCAAGTACGAAGGCATCGGATATGGCCGGTGCGATAAGCCTTGTACCTGCACCCCATCAGGCAAAGGATATCGTCAGACAGGTGACGCTACCGCTGTAACCGTCGATGGAATTACAGTCAGGGTAAGGTCTTGGAGATAGAACCTCTTAGCCGTGAATACCTCTACTCAAGAGGTAAGTGCTGCAACAATGGATGTCAAAACTGTCCTTGGAAGGAAAAGATGAAAGAACCTGACATAAAGTTAATAAACGGCGATTGCCTACTAGAAATACAAGAGATACCCAGCAAAAGCATTGACATGGTTTTAGCTGATCCGCCTTATGGCACTACGGCATGTAAGTGGGATAGTGTTCTGCCACTTGAGTTTATGTGGCACGAACTAAAAAGGGTAACTAAAGACAATGGTGCTATTGTTATGACTGCAAGCCAGCCGTTTACTACTACGTTGATAGCTTCAAACATGAAAATGTTTAAGTATTGCTGGGTTTGGATTAAAACAAGGGCGACTGGTCATCTTAATGCAAAAAAGCGTCCCATGAAGTCTACTGAGGACATAGTTGTTTTTTATGCCGATAAAACAACATACAATCCTCAGGGATTGGTTTATAAGCCTGTGAAAGTTATGAACTCAAAGAGTGACTCTTTGAGAGGAAAAGACAACAAAACTTCTACAGTATCCGGCGGAATACGCCATGAGGAATACACACAGGAATACACAAATTACCCAAGGCAGCACTTAGAGGTAGCAAGCGAATCTAAGCCGGTCCACCCAACACAAAAGCCATTAGCATTGATGGAATACCTAATCAAAACATACACCAATGAAGGTGAAACGGTTTTGGACTTTACAATGGGTAGCGGAACGACTGGTGTTGCAGCAAAAAGACTGAATAGGAACTTTGTTGGAATAGAGTTAGATCATCATTATTTTAATATTGCAAAAGAAAGAATAAGTGAATCTAAAACGGAACAGTCAGATGAAAGTCGTTGACCTAGATCCATGCAAAACCATCCTGCAAGGTAAAGACCTTTGGTGTGATGACCTAAGCGAAAACTGGTATCCAGTCCCCAACGAGCTTTTCGGCAAACTTGCCTCTCAAGTTCTGCCTCGTAACGTCAGAATCAGAGGTTACGATTGCAGGCTCTCTAACGCAGTCCATCCTTGTCGGTGGAAAGAGGTTTACGGTATCGATAAACCATAGCATTTGCTTTTGCGTTGCCTTAACGCTATTCTGCTGCAAGTCAGTTAAACAATAGCGATAGGGAGATGACTAAGTGACGACTAGGGGACCGAAACCAAAGCGTCAGGAAATAACTAAGCACAACGGGTCTGAGACTAATCGACCCTCCCGTGTGAAAGAGTTAGTTCCTGTTACCGACAAAAGACCAGAGCCTCCGATCATCGTGCAGGGTGATGAATTGACCCTTGCACTTTGGAATGAGACTTGTGATGTGCTTCAGGGGATGCGTTTCTTGTGTGCAGAGGATAAGCAACTGATTGAGTCGTATGTACTCAATTATCGTGAGCTACTTCTGTGTGCAGAGGAGATGCACAAGCATGGAAATATCTCTGTCTCATCTGATGGTGGAACTAGACCTTCAGGTGCTTCAGTGAACTGGACAAGGCTGATGGGGCTACACCTAAAACTACTTCAAGAACTAGGTTTGACACCATCTGCTAGGGCAAGGCTCGCTGCTCCTGCAAGTCGGTCAAAAAGTGAAAAAAGTGACGTTGGCAATTTATTAAAGAAGTTATCCGGTGGCTGAGTGGCAAGATCCTATCGAGACAATGCAGGAGTATGTCTCCTCCGTTATCGCAGGCGAGATCGTTGCCTGCAAAAGCGTCATTGCGTCATGCAAGCGACACAGAAAAGATCTTGCTCGCCAAGGAGATCAGGACTTCCCGTTTTACTTCGACGAGGAACATGCTCGAAACGTCTGCAACTTCTTTCCTACCTGCATCAAACATTCAATCGGGAAAGACGTAGGAAAGCCTTTCGTTTTGCAGCCGTGGCAGGTTTTTGCTGTTGCATCTATCTTTGGCTGGAAGTCTACGAAAGATCATTGCCGTAGGTTTAAAAAAGCCTACATCTCAGTGGCCCGCAAGAACGGGAAATCGACTTTAGCAGCGGCTATCTGCACCTACTGCGCTGGGTTCGATTACAACCCAGTATCAAAGGGATTCGAGAATGTTGCTCAGATCGTTCTTGCTGCATCGAAGAAAGAGCAGGCTGACCGGGTAACAATGGCCGAGTGTGTCAGGATGCGTGAGCAAAGCGACCTACTCAAAGAGATGAGCCAATATAAGAATCGGCAGATTACTTTTTCTCATAACAACGGTCATATTATCACCATCGGATCAGACAAAGCCTTTGATGGCTTGTCACCGCATTGTTGCAACGTGGATGAAATGCACGCATTTCGTTCAAGCGGGAACCAAAAAGAGTTCATCGATACGATGAAAACGGGTAGTGGTGCAAGAACGCAAAGTATCTTCCTTGTAACGACTACCGCAGGATCGACTTCCTCTGAACTATGGAAATCGGAGTGGAACTATGCAACCGGCGTTGCCTCTGGTGAGTACGATGATAATTCCTACTTCTGCCTTAGCTATGAACTGGATGAAGAAGATGATCCTCTCGACCCAGAACTTTGGATCAAAGCTAACCCTTGCATGGGCGTGACTCTCAGCAAAGAATACCTCGAAGATCAAGCTAAACCTGCTGCTGCTGACAATGTTTCACTAAACAGGTTTACTCGTTACCACGGCAACCGTCTTGTAAGCAACCTCGATACGGCTTTCAATCTTGAACAGTGGGATGCCTGCAAGAACGAACTTTCTGATTGGTATGATGCCGAGGCAGTAGGAGCCGGAATCGACCTAGGCGCGAGAGATGACCTAGCAAGTCTGTGTTACTGTGCAAGGTTCCCTACCGAGGAGTTCGTTGAGGATGCTGAAGGCAATAGGAATCCTATCTATCGGTATGAGTTCAAGTCTTACTCTTACATTGCGATGGATAGTGTCAGGGATGTTTCAGCAAAGCCCTTTTGCGACTTTATCAAGGACGGGTATCTTGTGCGGTCAAAGTTTCCTCTATCTGAGCTAGAGAGAGACTGTATTGAGAGATGCAGGGAGTTCGGGTGCTGGCAAGTTGCGTTTGACCCTTACAACGCACAGCAGGCAGGAGAAAGGATTTCTCAAGAGGGCATCGAAGCGATTACAATGGCTCAGACCACTAGACACTTTAATGAGCCTATTGGTGAACTGCGACAAGCAATTATTGAGGGGAGAGTCAGGCACGATGGAAACCCGCTACTCAGGTGGGCCGTTGGTAATGCAGTCCTTGTGACTGATAGACAAGATCGTGTGATGTACGCGAAGGATCAATGTCAAGAAAAGATCGACCCCTGTGTTGCGATGACTATGGCTTTCGCAAGGTGTATTGCGATGCCAAGTCGTTCGTCAGGTTACTTCACTTTCTAAGGTTAAAAGATGTTCAAGAGTCTAGTCGGTACGCTGTTCAACGAACAAAGCAGCAATGCCTCAAGTCCAGCAGCATGGCTGCTGCAAGCACTCGGTATCAGCACAAAATCTTCCAGCGGAATCAACGTCAGTATTAACAGCGTACTGGGTATTCCTGAAGTCTGGATGGCTGTTAGCAAGATATCGGGACATCTAGCTCAAATGAAAATCGAGTGTCACCACTACGAAGGGGATGATCGATCTTACACCGAAAGAGTCTATAACGATGCCGGTGCAAGAGTCCTTGCTGACCCAAGCGAATATTTCACCCACATGACGTTGATCGAGAAGTGGGTTGTCGATGCTTTGCTCTATGGCAATGGTCGTCTTTACATCGAGCGTGCTGCAAATGGTCAGCCTATCGGACTTTATCCACTACAGGCTGAGAACTGCACCACAGTCGTTGCAGATGGAGAAAGATGGCACACCGTCAGCATCGATAGTGCATCTTCGATTGCAAGCCTTGAAGCTAACCAGAATCAAGAATCGACACTCTATAAGATCCCCGATAGGGATATCCTCTACTTGATCGGTCTATCAAGGAACGGATGGTGGGGTGAAAACCCCATCGAGATCCTCAAAGACACCTTTGGTCTTTCGATTGCCGGTAGTGAAGCGTCAGGTGCTACGTTCCGTAACGCAGGCAAGCCGGGTCTATTGCTTGAAGCACCTAGAGGTGCTTTCCGTACAGCAAAAGAGGCTTCCGAGTTTCTTGAGCAGTTTAACACGGCACACTCTGGACTCGATAAGTCCGGCAAGACTGGAATGATCCGCGAAGGAATGAAAGCTCAGGTCTTACCCAATGACACTAACACCAGCGGTTACGTTCAGCAGCGTCAATTCCAGCGTGAATCTGGTGCGATGATCTTCCTGCTCGAAAGCGTGTTTGGTGATAACACGGGTTCAACGTATAAAAGTGTTACTGAACGCAATGCCGCATACGTTACTAACTGCTTAGGCAGGTGGATCAATAAGATTCAAGACGAGTGTGGCAAGAAGCTACTCAGTGGCAGACAAAAGGCTGCCGGTAACTACTGTTACAAGATGGATACCTCGATCCTTTACAAGCATGATCGTGTTTCACTTGCACAGTACACCAGCAACCTGCGTCAGCAAATGATGATCTCAGGCAATGAGATTCGAGAACTACATGGGCTAAGACCTGTTGAGGGACTAGAAGCAGACTTCAATCCTTTTGCACAGCAACAAGAAGCTCAGGTACAAACTGAAGAATACGAAACCGAAACGGTTGTTCCTGAACAGGATGATCGTACAGAAATTGAGGCAAGACTCGACCAAGAGTTTATGAATGG